CTTTTGAAGATGGTGAGCAGATGACATACATGGATGAAGAAGAAATGTATCAGGATTTAGCAAAACGTCACGAACTTAATGAGGGTATTGAAAACATTACCCCCGAGAATGTACAAATAGCTGCCGATGCCTTAAGACAAGTAGCTACTAATTTCGCACCAGCTATTATCATTCCAGCGATCATGATGATATACCAAGAGTATAAAGACAAAAAGAAGGCAGACAAATGAATTGGATTAAGTCACTTTGGGACAAACTTGTAAAGAGTACGTCAACTTCGCCAACCATTGTGTTGGTAGAGGAGATCAAAGAAGATACAACCGAAGAATTACCACCCGCGGGAGAAATACTTGAACAAATTCTCCTTGATGCCGGCATTGGCCAGACAACCATAGACAGCCTTGATATATTAGGTCTTTTTGAAGATTGGTATAACGGACCAGCCGATGTTGAAGAAATTAAAAACAGTATTCAAAGTTTTAAAGAAGCTATGGGTGGGGCGATTAACGCTAAATTAAACAAAGTAAAATGAACGTTACCAAGAAAGAAATACAACAGATTATCAAAGAAGAATACGAAATAGTTCGGCTTGAACAATTAATGTTCAAAGAACAGGCTCGTATTGATAAGCTTCACCAAGAAATGCAACTTGAAGTCTTATCAGAAGGCTGGAAAGAAGAATTGCCGCATATTGGACTTGACGTGCTTGGCTTGATCCCCGGCGTTGGGGAGGCTGCTGATTTAACTAATGCTGGTTTATATGCAAAGAAAGGTGAATATTTGATGGCTGCACTTTCTGTTATATCTATGATTCCAGCAGTTGGTGATGCTCTCGGAAAGGGAGGTAAGATCGGCGCGTATCTTAGTAAGTTTGGAGCGAAAGGCGGTACTAAGGCCGGCACCGCTTTGGGTAAGTTATTTGGTAAGCATATGCCTAAAATTACAAAAGCACTAAGTTCTCTCAAATCAAATAAACTAATTGGTGCATATATAGATGATATGGCCAAAGCTGTGACTAAATACGCTGATGATTTGGGCACCAAAGCAGCAGATGAAATCTTACCACAACTACAAAAAGCAGTAGGAGTAGCAGTTGCGCCAAAAGTTAGTAAAAATAAGTATATGGCAATTGCCCAAAAAGCTAATACTAAGCGGGTAACTAGACAGAATAGACAAGCGATAGCTCAAAATTTATCCGGTGGTGAAGGTGAAGAGCAAGCACCCGCCGCGGCGCCAGCGGCTGCTGATAAGATTAAGAGTGATGCGGACGACATACTGAAGCAGGTTGCTCGCCGTCAAAAAGTTGCGGAAAACAAAAAAATGGATGTTATTAATAAAATGTTATCGGCTATTGAACAGTTTGGAAATGATCCAGAAGTAATAGATACTTTAGGCACAGACGGGCTCTCTGGCGCCCTAGAAGCCATTAAAGATAAAATTCTTAGCAACCAAGACGCCGAAGAAGACGGCACCAGTCTGACTTCGATTATGGAAAAAGAGCTAACCAAGCCAGAGAAGAAAGAAAAAGAAAAGATTGTCAAAGGCATGAAGAAAGACAAGAAGGGTTTTAAACAAAGATATGGCGACGATGCAGAATCAGTTATGTATGCAACTGCAACTAAGTTAGCCAAAGAAAAGAAGTGAGGTATTGATGGTGGCAAAAGCAACGGCATTTATGGACACTTGGTTAGCGAAGCTTACCTCTCGTAAGCTGATGGTATGGCTTACTGCAACCGGACTCACTCTTGCTGGTCACGTAACTAGCGAAGACTGGGTAATTATTTCAGCAATCTACATTGGAGGCCAGACTGTTATTGACGGCATTGCTAGATTGCGAGGTTTCAATGACTAAAAAAGCTGTACTTGAGTTTGTGTTGAAAAATTGGAAAGTGTTGCTAATCGTAGCACTACTTATCGTCGTCGCAATGAAAAGCCACAGTGACTACAAGCTAATGCAAGAGGCATACGAAACCCAAGCAGATTCGCATCAGGCACAGATCGATGGATTAAAAGAGATCCATAAGCAAGAGATTCGCAAGAAGCAAAGATTAATGGAAGAGCACATGGAGTCGATTGCTGCTATTGAAGAAGAATATGAGAGTGCCCTTGAGATGATTCAACAGTTAAGAGAAGACAAAAAAGGCGAATATAGAAACAAGTTCAATAGCGATCGAGAGCAACTAATTAAAGATATAGAAGAGAAATTTGGTATCGAATATGCTCCTTAAGTTTTTGCTAATGTTAACAATGACGGCTAACGCTACTGAGCCAGCAAAATTTACTGTACTAGAATATAAAACTCCTGCTCCTTTTGCTGGTGTCTTGTTTGATGAGAAAGCAATCGCCAAGATGATGGCTGATTTTGATATTTACAAGTACTCTTGCGATATAAAGACTGAATACCAATTAAAAATTCAGCGAGAGGAATATGATTTTAAGTTGGAAAATATGAGAATTGAGCATGAAGCTTTAACAAAAGAATACGATTTGTTTATAATGCAAAAAGATAAAGAAATTGACGCCTTAGCCAATGCTCTAAAAAAAACTTCACCCCGCTACAAATGGTTGTATTTTGCTGGTGGGATCCTCATTGGTACTGCAGGCTCATACGGCGTATATAAGGCTATAAAATGAATGAAAAAGATCCTAACCAAATAGCTGCAATTGAAAAAGCAATTGCAGAGAAGTATGGCAAGGAGACAATTGAAAACCCTCGTTCAAAATGGAACGAAGAAAAAGAAAAAGAATACCTTGAGCAAATGCAAGACTTATATTCTAAACAGAAGAAAAATGATGACTCGAAAGAGAAAATAGAGATAAATGGTATAAAGGTATCAAAAAAACTACTTAATAGAGAACAATTACGCTCCTGCCCAGTATGTGGTAGGTTTCCTAAAAAATCTTTGGATGACGTCTGTCTATTAAAATTTGATTGTTGCAGTCATTGCTACATTCAATATGTTGATGGCAGAGAACAAAGATGGGAAAATGGTTGGCGCCCAAACGATAATAAAGGAAATAAATAATGGCTACAGTATACGAAATCGTTCAGGGTTTATCCCAAGCAGCAGCAAACGCTTATGATGGTGCACTTGATGAAAATGGAGAACCGCTTTTGGTTGGTTTGCAAAGAGAAGAGGGAGATCCTATTCTTGATAAAAGAGTGATGGACGGCTTTAATGTAAAGTTTTACGGCAATATGATGTGCCTGTCCTACATGTCAGAAGTTACTTTGAAAGAAGTATATGCAAATGGCTTTGAGACTAGAATGGAAGAGCAGATCGCTGAGATTGTAAAGTTTCTCAAGAAGGAATATCGTAAGATTCGCAAGGAGTCGGTCACCCTCACAGCAGACGGAGAGATTGATGTTAGAGTCGAGAACTCCACCAGAGTACGCTCTTGGGTAACTGCAAAGATGCACTACAAAGTAGGTGGCCTTAATGAAGATCTGGCAGTAGCTGCCGATCAGGATACGAAGCCAGAAGATTCTTTTAGAAAGTTTATCGATCAAGGTGGCTGGGATGGTGCCGGCGGTAAACGTCCACAAAACGATACCCGAAAGAAGGAATCGTAAGATGAAAATCTCTGCTAATAGATTGAAACAAATCATTGTTGAAGAATATCTCAAAGAAGAAATGTTTGATGAGAACCAAGCTGCTGAAGATCTTTTAAGACAGATTCTTGGCGATGAAGAATATGAAAGACGCCGAGCACTGGACAATCCAGATTCACGTGGCGGAGATACTTCACCAATGGAGAAACCACACCAGGCAGACAGTACAATGGCTCTTGATACTGGAGAGTTGCCGTCTGTCTCTGATCCAGAAAACATAGAAGATAGAATTTTTGATATGATAAAGGGCATGCCCCCCGAAGAAGTTCAAGAACTTTTCCAAGCTGTGTTTGTTAAGATCCCTGGTGTCGAGATGAGCGATCGAGAAGAAGAGCCACAATCACTCTATTCGCCTGGCGCCGAAGGTCGACCACAAGCAGGCTTTAAATTACAAGAATTACAAGAACTTATTCGTAGAGTATTCAAGGATGTATGAGTTTCCAACTGGACAAAAAACAACAAATCAAAGAAATAGTCAAATGTGGCAAGGATCCTACTTACTTTCTAAATAATTATGCAAGGATTTCACATCCGCTCCATGGTTTAATTCTTTTTAATACATACGACTTTCAAGATGACCTATTGAAAGATTTCAATGATTATAGATTCAATGTTATCCTCAAAGCTAGACAACTAGGTATTTCAACAATTACTGCTGGCTATATTACCTGGATGATGTTGTTCCATAGAGATAAGGCCATCCTTGTAATGGCTACTAAATTTGCAACAGCGGGTAACTTAGTTAAGAAAGTCAAGAACATCATGAGAAATGTTCCGGATTGGCTAAAGATAGCAACAATATCAGTGGATAACCGCACATCATTTGAATTATCAAATGGTTCATCCATTAAAGCCGCATCGACCTCTGGCGATGCTGGTCGTTCTGAAGCTCTGTCGCTGCTGGTTCTCGATGAGGCAGCACACATCGAAGGTCTTGAAGAGTTGTGGACTGGTTTGTACCCTACATTGTCAACTGGTGGTCGATGCATTGCTTTATCAACCCCGAACGGTGTTGGGAACTGGTTTCATAAAACTTGCACAGACGCAGAGAATGCTAACAATAATTTTAATTTAACTACGTTACCTTGGGATGTTCACCCAGACCGCGGAGAAGAGTGGTATAAAAAAGAAACCAGAAATATGTCTAAGCGGCAAATTGCTCAGGAGCTTGAGTGCAATTTCAACACCTCTGGTGAAACAGTAATCGACCCAGAATGTATGGAGTGGCTTTTGACAAATGTTAAAGAACCAAAACATAGAACTGGCTTCGACAGAAACTTTTGGATCTGGGAGGAATATGATCCTTCCTGCAATTATCTTTTGGTGGCTGATGTTGCTCGCGGCGATGGTGCTGACTACTCAACATTTCACATAATCAAATTAGAAACTTTAGAAGTTGTCGGTGAGTACCAAGGTAAACCAACACTTGATATGTACGCTAATATGCTAAATGAAGTAGGAAAAGAATTTGGCAATTGTATGGTTGTGGTGGAAAACAACAATATTGGTTTCTCAGTGCTTGAAAAACTAAATGAATCTAGATATCCAAATGTTTACCACTCAGTCAAGTCGACACACGAATACGTTGATCAACACTCAGCGGAATATATGAACTCAAGCGTTCCGGGTTTTACAACTTCTATGAAGACAAGACCATTGATAATTGCTAAATTAGAAGAGTTTATAAGAAATAAACTAATTACCATATATTCTTCTCGCACTATTGGCGAGATGAAGACTTTTATTTGGAGAAATGGCAAGCCGCAAGCAATGAAGGGGTATCACGATGATTTAATCATGGCACTTGCAATTGCTTGCTGGGTTAGAGACACAGCAATTCAACACAGCTCAAGGGAGCTAAATTATAAAAAAGCATTTTTAAATGCGATATATAAATCAAATACAGTCATGAATACGCAAATTAAAGGACAACAAGGGTACAAAAAAGACGAATTGTTTGATAAAATGAATGAAGCAAAAGATATGTATGACCAATACAAATGGATTATAAAGTGAGAATATAAATGGCAGATAATAAGAAAAAATATAACAACGGCAGAAACCCGCTAAATCAACAAAATGATCTGTTCAAGGCACTTACGAGACTGTTCTCAGGGCCAATTGTAAACTACCGTTCACAGACAGGCACTAAGATTAGACGCCAGCACTTGGATAAGTTTTCGTCTAGGTTTAGGACTGCCTCCGGACAACAGTTTAAGAAGTCACAATACAGCCCACTCGACAACCTTGCGTTAAATGCAATGCAAAACCAGCGTCGTGTAGAGCGCTACATTGACTTTGATCAGATGGAGTACATGCCTGAAATTGCATCTGCTCTAGACATCTACGCAGACGAAATGACAACTTATTCTGATTTGCGACCAATGCTCAATATCAAATGTTCTAATGAAGAGATTAAAGCTGTGCTCAACAACTTGTACTCAAAAGTGTTAAACATTGAATACAATCTTTTTGGTTGGGCGAGAACAATGTGCAAGTACGGAGACTTCTTTTTATATTTAGATATGGACGATAAGTTTGGAGTCCAGTCAGTCATCACCCTGCCAATTACAGAAGTAGAGAGACTTGAGGGACAGGACTCCACCAACCCCAACTACGTCCAATACCAGTGGAACTCTGCTGGTATGACGTTCGAGAACTGGCAGATAGCTCACTTTAGAGTTCTTGGTAATGATAAGCACTCTCCGTACGGCACCTCCATTCTGGATCCCGCGCGCCGTATCTTTAGGCAGCTTACACTTGTAGAGGACGCGATGATGGCTTATAGAGTTATTCGTTCGTCTGAAAGAAGGTTGTTTAAGATTGATGTCGGTGGCATTCCACCAAACGATATTGAACAATACATGGAGAAGATTGTTAGTAACCTGAAGCGACACTCGGTTATCGACCAAAAGACCGGCCGTGTTGATATGCGCTACAACCCAATGAGCATCGAAGAAGACTATTTCATTCCTGTGCGCCCCGGCTCTGCTACTGAAGTAACTAACCTTGCTGGTGGACAAAACACCGCTGCAGTCGAAGACGTTAAATATCTTCGCGATAAACTGTTTGCAGCACTGAAGATTCCGCAACCCTACTTGTCTATGGGCGAGGGAGCTGCAGAAGATAAGACCACACTTGCTCAAAAGGATATCCGTTTTGCAAGAACAATCCAGAGATTACAGCGTGTTATCATTCACGAGCTTGAGAAGATCGGTATCATCCACCTTTACACACTCGGATTCCGCGGCGACGATTTGATTAACTTTAAGCTTGCTCTCAATAATCCATCCAAGATTGCCGAGATGCAAGAGATTGAGTTTTGGAAAGCTAAGTTTGATATCGCAGCATCAGCTACCGAGGGCTACTTCTCTCGACGCTGGGTCACCGAGCATATCTTTGGTATGTCAAACGAAGAGTTCGTCAGAAACCAAAGAGAGATTTATTACGATCGCAAGTACGACGCATCGCTACAGCAGGTCGCTGAAGCGGCCGCAGCCGGTGAGACTGCCGGCGCCCTTGGCGGTGATGTTGGCGGCGACCTTGGCGGCGACCTAGGTGGCGATATGGGCTTAGATGATGTCGGTATGGATGCTGGTGCAGAAGAGATGCCGGCCGGTGATGCTGATGCTGCCCCCGCCGATGACTCGCCACTTCTTGCAGTCCCTCCTGGTTCGCGCGACGATTCAAAGAGACTTAGCACTTATGAAAAAAGTTCCTATGTTAGGAAAGACGGTACTAATGATGGACGAAAATCGTCAGGCCCAAGACAACGCAACATTGGGGCTCAGTATAACGCAGAGAAGCGCGGCAGCTCGACTAGATCGAAGTTCCAAGGGGCTAGCGGAGTAGCAACGTCAACAGTTCCTAGCATCGCAAAAGGTATTTATGAGCAAGACGAATCTACTTATAGTTTGAAAGAGTCTATCGAAGAACAAAAGATCTTTGAAGTTAACGATTCACTGAACCATCTAATCAGTAGTTTAGAAGACAAACAAAAATTAATCACGGAGCAAAATGATGAAAACTAAGTATAACAAGAAAAGAAACACCGCTTTTGTTTATGAAGCATTGATTAGGGAAGGCACGTCTGCTATCTTGCAAGGTGACCATGAAAGAAAAAACACTGTGGTAAAACTAATCAAGAAGCACTTTGCTGCCAATTCAATTCTATACAAAGACCTTCAATGCTACCAGTCTCTTTATGAGACCGCTGGTTTAGAAAAGGAAACCTGCGAAAAAATCATCAGAGAAGCCAAGCAGGCCAGTCGCCTTTTAGATACGCAAGGTTTATTTGTAAGTCAGACTGATTTAATAAACGATGTCAACAAACAGCTAGAGCCATCAGTCTTCAACAATTTTGTTCCGAACTATAAATCACTGGCCAACATCTATAAAATGTTTTCTCAAAATACAGACCCTAAGAGTGCTGTAATTCTTGAAGGTATGGTTTTGGAAAATATGTGTGAAGCAGTCCAAGAGGAATCGGCAATTGCAGTAGATTCAATAGTGGTTGATTCTTTCGTCGATAAGTTTAACAGCAAGTATGGTGACACGCTTCTTGAAGAGCAGAAGACATTATTAAACTTATACATTAGTTCTTTTGTCGACAATTGTTTAGAACTGAAGACGTATTTAAATGAAGAGGTATCGAGACTTAAGAAAGAGTTGAATGAATCTAAGTCGAGAGAAGAAATCTCTTCTGATGAGCAAATGTTAGAAAAAACAGATTTAATCTTAGATAAATTAGAGACACTTAAAGAAGGTCACGCTGACCATGGTATGTTACTCACACTACTGAAGGTTCAGCAATTAGTTGGGGAAATTAACGAAAATGCCAGTAGTAATTAGAATAGGTAAAAAAGCCAACGCAAAAAAAGTTAGGCTTGAATTAAATGCTCGCCAATCGCTTAATGGCGATGTTATGATTTTTGATCATGGCGATATCGATATTGTCTTGTCTCCCAAAAACAACAAGGTTGTAGCGTTTCCAAAAGAAACTATGTCCGATATGGTTTACGGTGCTCAAAACAGATTAATGACACAGTTGTTCAAAAAAGGGATCTTGGTACCAGAAAGTATTCAAGCCGGCTCATATTTTGGAGCGCTTGAGGCAACAATTCAAGAGTCTGCCAATCCGGACATAAATGGTCCAAAGCTAGCCCTTATTAACATATCACAGTTTATTGAGGAAGAGCGACCATACTTTGAGAATAAAGAAGCAATCATCTCTATGCAGGATGATGAACTGATTCACCCAGATAAGGAAGACTCTACAGAATTGGGAGAAGTCCCACAATCTACTGAGAAGGGCTCGATGAAGAGACAATTTGTCAGAGACCCATACTCACTTAATTACATATACACAATTTAACGAGAGGATAATGGAATTACTTACTTTTATTTTGTGCGCCTATGGGCTAACACAAATACTCGTATATGGTAAAATACTAGACGACTTTAGACCAACAAAGGGTCACCTAGGAGAGTTATTTAAATGTCCAATGTGCATGGGTTTTCATGTAGGTTGGTTTTTAATGCTACTTTCTCCGTTCACGGAACTATTTAATTTTGACGTTAGTGTAGCTAACTTTTTTATTTTAGGTTGGCTGTCGTCAGGAACCTCATACGTTTTTAACATGATATTTGGAGATGAAGGAATTAAACATGAACACAAACATTTGGACAAGTAAGTGGATGCTACAACCAGTAAGACACTGCTGTAAAGGGAGTTAGCTGTGGAAATAACCGAAAAAGAATTAATACAGATTATCAGCGAAGAGATTGATAAGATGGTTGAGAACGATGACATCGATGAAGGTGTTTTGGATCAACTAAAGGCCA